AGCTACAAATATCATTGTTGGCCTAAGGCTGAATTGCACAAGAAAGTTGCAACTAGGGCTGTTAATAGACCTATGGTGTGGTATACAAAATTGAAAGAGAAAGATTTAGAAAATTGCCTGTAATATTTCAATTAGAGATTAATGATGCTGATATTAAGTCAAATGCTGATATTTTCTATATAGAAGAGTATACAAAAAACAGAGATGCTCAGAATGTGCTATTTTTACGCACTAGAGACCCTTTTCGTGTTCTCTGGGGTGATAAGACCTATACCACCAATACTTTTAGTATAGACGAAGATATACAAGAAATTAAAAATTTATTGGATAGAGGAGCCATTGTAGTAGCTGATATAAAGGGATATACAGAAGAATTACGTAAAACGTCCCCTAAAACAGCTCAATATTTAGATTTACGATTAGAGGAATTATATGAATTGTATAAGCCAAAAAATGTTGTTAGATGAAGCTAAGTCACGGCTTTAGGAGTAGATTTGAATTTGAATTTGCACAATATTTAGCAAAAAATAAAATTAAATATGAATATGAAAAACATAAATTTAAATACACTTTACCAATTAAAACATATACATCGGATTTTTATTTAACAGATTATGGGTTTCATTTAGAATTGAAAGGACATTTAGATGTGGCAACTAGAGTTAAACATTTACTTATTAAAGAACAGAATCCGTTTGTTGATATACGGTTTATATTCCCTAATTCGCAAAAAAAGATATACAAAGGCAGTAAAACTACATATGCTGTTTGGTGTAACAGGCATAATTTTTTATACGCAGATAATAGGATACCAAGTGAATGGTTGAAGAAGAAATAAAACTACCCAAGAACAAGGTATATGTTATAATATCTCCTATAGGTGAAGACCAATTTAACATTGTTTGTGTTGATAAAATGGAAAAACCAGTAGGTGAATTGTATTTTATGATGCGAGGATTGTGTGAAATGGCTGTAAAATATCAAGAAGATTTAATTGAAATGGGAAAGGAAGTAATGTTACAAGAAAAATTAAAAACGGCAAAACAAGATTTATTAAGTAATGTCATTCCGTTTAAACCAAGGAGAACTAATGGTAAAAAATAGTAAATTTGACTTAGATTTACAATATGGGCAATTACGAGAACAGCAAGTTCACGATATGTTTCATAACAAAAAAATTGAAATTAAAACAGAAAGAGATTGGTGGAAAAAAACAGGTAACATTGCTATAGAATATGAATGTAATGGTAAACCAAGTGGGATTGATAAAACAGAATCTGATTTTTGGATACAAATATTATCTCTAGGTGTAGATAATTATTGTAAATTAATTTTTGAAGTGCCTAGATTAAAAAGAATTGTTGAAAAGTATAAAGCTACACACAGCAAAATGGTAGGGGATAGAAATGCCTCTAAATGTGTGTTAATACCTTTAAATGAATTATTTGAGAAAGATAATGTTGCTGTATAATGGACGAATTTTGGAAATGGTGGATTTTAAGTATGGTTACAATTAATACTGTAATTAATTCTATAGTTTTTATTGTAGGTCGTAAATTCAATACTAATAGTCTATATAAGTTTAAAAATAGAAAAAAAATAGGGGAGAAATGAGAACATCAGAAATTTTAAATGAAGCAAAGAATCTTGTAGATGGGGATAGACATAAGGATTATGGGGATAAAACAGAGAACCATAAAAATATAGCTAAACTTTGGTCAGCTTATTTAGATACAAAAGTAGAGCCACACGATGTAGCAATTATGATGGCTTTATTAAAAATGGCTAGGACGAAATTAGGTGCTGTAAGTAAGGATACTTACATAGATATGGCTGCGTATGGTGCGATAGCCGGTGAAATACAATTTAAAAAGGAAAAAAATGAAATTAATAAATGATGATGTTGTTAAAAAATTATTAGCATATCTGTATAGCAAACCTTATAGTGAGGTAGCATTACTGATAGCACATTTAAGTCAATTGCCAGAATCAGAGAAAAAAGATGGCAGAAAAGAAACTACCAAACAATAAAGAGGCGATATTACAATTATTATATTTTGGTATTGATTCAAAAGGCAATTTTTTTTCTGAAAAATGGACTTGTCCACCAAAAGAATTTCGTAAACATATGGATAAATGGAACGAAAATTACGTAGATACAATAAGGTATGAAAACGTAATAAAATATATAGATAATCTCTTTGATAGAGATATTAAAGATGTAAAGGGATATTTAGGATGACAAAAACTATAATAAATATAGTGCAAAATGATTCTGGCGGTACGAATCCAGATACCCACGCACACGAAGATAAAATATGGGAATTAACATTTGAAGATAATGAAACTACAACATTAACAAGAATGAAAATGATGGAGTTTTTAACAAAAGGAACTGTACCTACAAAGACAGTTCATTCTTTTAAGAAATGGGAATTAACAACAACACAGGGAAATAATATAAGAACTTGGGTTATTGTATATGATGATAAGTCTCACGTTCAACTAACTAATGTTGATTTTTATTCGCTGTTAACAAATGGACATAAAAATAGAGGAGAGGATGAACATAAAGAACCAGATAAAGAACATAAGGCTCCTGTAAATCCAATTCTTTTTGAAGGTAGAAAAAGTTTAACAACTTCTCAAGAACAAGAAGAGTTAGATTTATTTAGAGATTCAGTTTTAAGAGAAAATTTTAGTCCAAGTTATGCAAGAGAAAAAAAAGAAGAAAATATTGCCGAATAAAAAAAGCCCCACTAAAAGTGAGGCTGATTTATTAGATACTATTATTTTAAAATTTTATTTTAAATACAAAAAATTATCATTTACTGAAAAGGTTTTAGCTGTATTATGTATACTTTATTTATATTTTTATTTTATTAATTGGATAAGGGGTTCCCTGATTTAAGTTTTATTTCTTCTAAAGTAACATCTTGAATTTCATTTTCCTTTTTAACAATAGCAACATCTTTACTTAATACTTCAAGGTCTTCTTCTAATTCCCAACCATACTCTTCTAACATTTTAAGTTTTTCAATAAGAGGTTCTAAATTAGCAGGTTCTGGTAGCATAGCTATCTGTTCTCTTATTTTACCTATCTCTTTAAATACTTTTGTTAAATCAACAGGTTTAATTTTTTCTTCTACTTTTGCAATCCTATCAATTAAATCTACTTTGTATTCATTTGCATACAATAATACTTCATCAAATTGTTTTCCTAATTCTTTATCTTTTGCTACTAGTGGCTGTAGATTAACAGGAGGTTCATTTTCTAATGACGAAAGTCTAGTATTAAACTCGCCCCACGCATAAAAACCTCCACCAATAGCTCCAATTACACCTACTAGTGCCGCATATGTGCTAAGTTTATCCATTATTTTCATTGTTTAAGTGCCTCCAATTCAGCTAATAATTTATTTTTTGTTTTTTGTATGTTTAATAATTTGACCCTATGAATTTCCACTGGGTCGTCTTGTATATAGGAATTTAAAGTTGTTCCTAAATAAATATCCCCTGTATAAGGAGACAAATCTACTTGTAAAAATAATCCCATTGACACATCTTCATAAATGCTTCGTGCAGAATAAAATGTTTGGTTTTTATATTCCTCAAATGAATTATTTTGTTTAAAAAATATATCCTCTTTTGAAAGATTTTGAGTGTTTTGTTTTGTAACTTGTGCTATTTGTTTAGCTATCTTTTTTAAATTTTCTTTTAATTTTGTCTCGACCCTAGCAACATCTGTAACAATCCTGTCCTCGGTGTCCATCTCTTCTCTGTCTTCCGATTGTATGTCTTCCTGCTCTTCACTACTTTCTGTTTGTACATCGGATTCCTCAGAGCTTTCGCTACTGGATTCTTCCTCCTGATTTGTTTCTGGCTCATTTGATTCTGATTCTGTAGTTGATTCATTTTGTGCTAGTTCTTGTTCCTCTTCTATTTCTGGCTCACTTCCCACTTCTTCTTCCTCATTCTCAACAACCTCTTGTGGGCTTTCTTCAATTGTTGGGCTTTCTGTAAACTCTTCCTCAAACTCTTCAAAAGATTCCTCAGTAAGTTCTTCATTAAACTCCTCCTCGGTTATCTCTTCAAAAAATTCTTCTGCTGTAATTCCTTCTTCTTCTAGAAACTGAGTAAACTCTTCTTCCATCCCAGTTTCTTCTAAAAAGTCTGTAAAATCTTCTTCAAATTCTTCTGTAAATATTTCCTCCGTCATCATTGGTGGAGGCTCCATTGTATAATCCTCTTCAAAAAATACCTCTTCAATTATAGGCATTTCTTCAAAAGTTTCAAATTCTTCAAAAGTTTCAAATATTGGTTGCTCTTCAAAATCAACCATATCTAAATCGATAGTTTCTAATTCTTCATCAAAATAAAAATCTTCTTCCCAAGCATAGTCATCTTCCCAAGTATACTCTTCTTCTTCCCAAGTATATATATCATCAAATACTATGTCATCATTATACCAATCAAAATCTTCTGGTATATCATCTATTATATCTACAATGTCTGTATTAATATCTTCAATAACATCTTGTGTGGTGTCGTCAATAGGATTAAACTCAGTATTATTATAAGTCAT